ATAAGGAACTCCTGCACTAGGATCAAATGTAATCTTTTTACTTGCCATGGACTAACTCTCTAAGTAAGGATTTTATTTCCCCAATTTCACCTTTTAAATTATCAAGATCTTCTTTCATAATATTAAGATCTTGTTCTTTAGCTTTTTTAATTGTACGTGTTTTAATATACTTTTGATGATCTAAAGAATTTAAATTAATAATAGAATTTGTTTTTGGGTCTCTGACAAGATCCACATGTCCTTCAACTTTATGATAACTCATATCATGCTAATGCCATTACTCTTAGTTTCTGCATACGAGGAACATACACTTGACTGACTGCAGTCAACAGAATCTTAATTCTATAAGTCCTAAATGAAGGTAATTCCTCAGCACTAAATGAATATTCTACAAATTCCAAATCACCACTATTATACCCACTAGAATTCACTCTAGGAATGAATACATCTGCAGATCCATCACTTTCACTTAAATTAATAACCTGACCAATACCATTTATATTATTAAATCCAGGGAATGGTGTAAAGATAGGTTCTTGACCTTCTCTATTTCCTATTGAATAGAATGCTCTAATATCACAATTAACATTAATATGAGCATCAACATAAATCTTAAGACTACTTGCACTATTTTCAAGAATTACTTCTTTAGAAATGTACTGACATGCAGTTGGATCATTACCAATAGTATTAACTCTACTATCGGTAGCATAATCACTAATTGGATTATTAACCCTATTAGAAGTAGTAATAACCGCTAATCTTTGTCCATCAATAACAGGACTTATACGACTATCTACGGTATTAAGGAATAATCTCATATTCATAGATTTATTACCAGGAAGATTTCCAAGTTTCAAATCTTCATTAATCTTAGATGCAATAATTCGAGGACTATTCAGATAATTTGATGTATTAGGAGTGATAGTTTCAAATCCAGCATCTAACCAAGGAACTTCATTTCCATCAATACTCTGACTAGTAATAGTTCTAACTTCTCCTGTTATAGAAGTACCACGAACGGATACATTCTGAATAATTGGAGTAAGAACTTCAAATGGCATATTTTGAGTAGCTCTTGTCTTAGATCCTCCAGCAGATTTAGTTGAATTCAAATAAAGACTTGGATATCCAATAGCAGTTCTATCAGTTCCATCTTGACTCATATCCAATCTCACATGATAAGAATCAAATGTAATTGGTTTTGTTACATCCGCATCATCTAAACTATGAATCTTATTAATCCGGTTCAAGGAAACTCCACCTAATTCATACTTATAAATTGGAGTTCCAACAGGATAACCAACTGGATTTAATCCTCTAGTGGTTATACCAATAGTATTACCCGAAACAGATTCGTAAGAAATAATTTCTCCAGTACCATACCCATTACCACCAATTTCAAGATATCCATAATTGGTAGTTCCTACACCAACACTCTCAAATAAACCAAACTTAGATCCATCACTTACACTTATGCTACCTGTAGTTGTACCAATATCTAAAGGAGTAGTTAATGTAGTTGGTCTAATATCCGATCTTGCATCAAAGATTTGGACCAAATTATCTTCAAAATACATTCCATGATTCTTATGATCTACTTTAATGTGAAGACCATTAGATTCAGCAGAAACGGTAGATGAAGATACTTGAACATCTCCACCATAACCAGCATTAAGATTGACTGTATTTCCATCATCATTAGTATATTGTATAGTCTTCGCAGCTCCGACTGTGAAATCGCCTTGAACACCATTTACAACCAATTCACTAGTCATACCAATAGAAACTATTGAAAGTCTAGCATTTCGACCAACAGAGTTAATACCTAAAGTAGTAAATCCAACAACATCACCCGTCTGATATCCAGATCCTCCATTAGTAATAGCAGCACTACTAACAATACCATCAGTAACACTTACCGATCCAACTGCCCCTCTTCCATTACCAGTAATAGTAACAAGATTTACACCAGCAACAGTACGAGATCCATCAGCAGGAGTATATCCAATACCAGCATTACTGACAGATAATGAATTTGCAGAACCAGCAACTCCTACTAATCTACCAGTAGCATCTGATGCTGGTTGAGAAATAAGATTTCCAACTCTTAACCCAGTATCTGCTACAGTTGTACCAAGTCCAACTCTCACAGTCCTTGAAATTAAATTCAAAGAATCTGGTAGTAATCTTGGAATCTGATTATTTCCAACACTCAATTCTGGATTATAAAGTTCAACACTTCCAGAGTCTTCAAAGTCTGCTCTATAAAGAGTAAACTTAAGATCTTCCCATTGACTTGGTTCCCAAGTAGAAGCATTCTGTGACTTGAATAGAGACCCTAGATATGGTTGGTTTGAAATAAATGTTTGAGTCAAAAGATCATTTTCACCAATCCTTGAAACATAAACACTATACTTAGTGGAATTAGATGCCAAACAAATAGCATATTCATCTCCACCTCCCAGATAAACAGGTGCCTTCATTTTAATAGTAGTGGCAACTGAACCATCACCTGAAGTAGTAATATCACCAGGTTCTACTACAACTTCTGAGAAAGGAATAACATGTTGTGTTGGGAATCCACCCTTCATAGTTCTAATTTGGAATACCATAGGTATTTCCATATCATCTTTAGATCTAAAGAAGATATCACATTCAGTAATGAATATTCCAGTATCCTCATCAACTAAGAAAGATTGTGCAAGAGGGTCATACCAACCAATAACGGCATTCTCTCTTCTTCTCTCTCGTATTACTTCAGATCCTACGACTTGAAGACCAGTTGTTCGAGTAACAGCTCTTTCTTGGAATTCTTGTTTTTGTTCAACTCTAGCATTTCTAACAGAAACAATATTTTCTTGAACTGTTTCAAGTGTTCCTGCAGCAATATATGCTTCTTCAGCAATAGTAGATGCTACATCATGATTATTATCTTGATCATTTACTAAAGTAAATACCCTATTACCAGTCTCAAATCTAGGGAAATTAAGATTATTAGGATTAGGAATATAGAAACTTCCTTTTAAATTAGCTCCTAAATCCGAAATGAGTCTTAAATTACTAATATTTGCTGTTGCTCCACTAGATTCTCCAACTAGAACCATTCCAGTTTCTACCCATCCCCAATATGCACCTTGAACTTCATTAGAAAGTGAATAAGTATCTACATTCAAAATAGTCGAAGTAGATGAATAAGACTCTTGTAAAACAGTACTGTTATAAGGATTCTCTGGATATATCTTAGTAGGAAAATCATATTCACCTTCCCTATGGTTTGATTGAGCAACCCTAAACCTTATACTTGGAGTTGAATCAAAACGATCATCCCCCAAACCAGTTAACTGTACTCTTCCAATAACAGTTTCTCCAACTTCAAATGAACCACTATTCATCTCAATTTCAAGTAATTTAGGTACACAATATGGAGTAACATCATGTCCATCGAAGAATGCATACATCCTTGTTAAAGGCTTCATTCTCTTAGAATCAAATTCTACATTCCTTGCTCTCATATAAGGAATAAGATCTCTACTTATAACCCGATCACCAACAGAATGCTCATCAAAAGATTCTGTAATGGTTGTTCTCATTCCAGATCTTGACTCTACACCAACATCAACCTGCTCTCTTAAAGTATCACGAATAGTTCTATCTGTAAGAGTACCACGCCATACTCGTGCTCTACCACCAGGTCCTTGACCTCTCCAACCAAGAGTTTGATTTCTAGTACGAGATGTTGTTATAACGTCGGTTCCAGTCCAATTAGTCTGCCAAGCATTCCAAATCATCGCACCAAATCCAGTCTGAGGATCTACGGTACCTGCTTCAACAGCATTATTCATTACTTCATTATAATTACCTTCAGTCTGAATAATCTTAGCATCCAATCTTACTGTATCAACCCACGTATCTGATGCTGGTGTCAATTCCAAAGTTCCTTGCCAGAAACTAATAAGGAAAGGAGTTACACTTTCAGATCTTGTCGCAAAATGTTGTGTCAACCATGGAATGGATGTATATGCTAAAGTTAATGTATCACTTTGCCTTGTTACATTATTCTCTAAAATAGAAGAGAATTGAAGGTCAGCAGTTGGATTGGGAGTAGTTACTGGACCAAAAACCAAATCAACAGAATTAGTATAATGTAATGGCCTTGCTTCTTTATTCTTCCTATCAATACAATTATTGATAGGAGCTCTATCTTCTTGTGCTATAAAGGAAGAGAAATTGTCTACAAAGAAACCAGACTTAAATCTATTCAACCCATCTTGATCTGGGACAAACATATTAGCAGTATTAATTTCCATTAAGGAAAGTGTAGTATAATATTCAAGACTCTTGATTCTATCCTCAAGTCTCTTAATATCAACCATTCTAAATCTCTTATGCTCTAAGAATTCAACAGGAGCTTCCTTCTTATTATAAAGGAAAGGTGGAAGAGTTATTACTGCAACTTCTACTGCATCATCAACAGGAGTTGGTTTTTCAGGATTTTCTGATGGAGTTCCATATTTTACTTCAAAGGCACCATCTTTTGTTAAGAAAATCCTATCAATCCTTCCCAAATAATGTGTAAAAGTAAGACTAATATCTTCATCAGATGCTAAGATATTAGTTGCTGTTTGACCAGAAGCATTGAAAGTTCTTCCATAGAACTCAAAAGGTGATCTTGCACCTTCAGAGTTAGTAAAATCAGAAACTCTTGGTCTTATATCAATAATATCGCTTTCAGAAATGCCATCAACAACTCCAATTTCTGTTGCGTAATCAAACGTATTATATGATTCTACTGTAGTGATGTCCCCATCATCTGTAGATTCATAATACCCATTAGAAAAATATACCTTAAATCTCTTTTCTGGTGCCTCAGCAGTTGGGATTCTTATCAATCTACCATAATCTAAGAATGTACTCTCTTGACCATACCTAACTTTATAATTATCGGTGATATTAAAACTAGGAGAATCTAATGTAACAATAGTTCCCTCTACAAGAGATTCTTGAGCTATTATAACTTCACCTTCCTTAAAGGTAATATCATTCTTATGAATAAAGGAAATTTGTGTACTGGTTAGTTTTTCAGCAACAATACCCATAGCACCCGTTGTTTGACCAATTATAACCTCACCAATTATAAACTCTGAAGTAGTGGTAGTTGAACTAGTCAACCCACCAAGAATCATCTTAGGTGCTGAAGGATCACTATTATCGTCAGATGGTAGAGTTGCCATCTCATAGATACCATGAATCTTAATGATGTCTGGAGAATTGACAGAAATAGTTTCATCTTCAACTCTAGTTCCATATGGATAGTTTCCTTGGGTTAATCCATTATTTAAAGTTGTTGTTCCAATACCAGAACCTACAAGAATGGATTTATCAACCATTACAGAATTAACTCTATTCTTTATCTTTTTCTTTGCAGTTGGTTTTAGTTTCTTTAACGTAGTAATAAGCTGAGCATTAGTGTCATTAGCCCCCAAATTCACAATTTGAAGTCTAGTTCCACCCAGATCTATCTGAACTGCATTAGATGTTAATGGTTCAGTAGCTCCATCAGATCTTAATAAAGCATATCTTTCTTCATCATATTGTAAAAATGATTCATTCTCACCAGACATTACATATGCAGATAATTGATTATTAACAATATTAACCAATTGACTCTTTCTTATTGAAATAGATGCATCAGTAAGATCAACCGTAGCAATATTATTTTTAGGAAGTCTTGTATAAAGAGTATTATCTGTTGAAGTATCTAATTTTGTAGTTAAAACTTTAAAATCTGTTACCTCTAAAGATGCAGTTGGCAATTTGCTATCATTTACACCATTTACAGTAGCAATACCAGTAATATTAATAGTACTTGAACCAACACTTACTATTCGAGCATAAATTGGGTCAGTAGAAGTTGCAATATCAGTATATTGAACTATGTCATTTTCCTTAACTATAGGATTTGTTACTGCTCCCCAAGCACTTGGAACAGCAGTTCTTACAGTACTAATATAGTTTGCACCTGAAGACTTACTAATAGTAACAATTCCAACATTAGTTTTATCAGATTGAAGTACATCAGCAGTAAATGTATTAATTCCAATAACACCGTTATTGGTTCCATATAAAGATTTTACAGCACCCATTCCATAGGTAGTAACTGCAATTGAAATTCTTCCATCAGGAACTCCGTCAATAAGAAGAGGTTCGTTTGAATTAAACTCTCCTGTAGTTTCATAAACAGTTAATGCTGTCCCTGCTGTTACAGGATCCTTCAGAAAAGCAGTTGCACCACTATTAGCGCCTTTAATAAAAGTAGGAACTGTTAAAGTACATGCAGTACTAACCGCAATCTCAGTTACTGTTTGTACATCATAAAGAGCAATTTCCCATTCATTTATATTTCCATTAGTAGTACTATATGACCCAGACTCTAATCTATAATCAAATACTCTAGCAACACCAACCTCTTTTCCTTGAAGTGAGGATGTTGTATACCCAACTCTTTGGTCACGTAGACTTACTACATAAGTATTTCCAATACCTATTGTAGGTGATCCATTAACTCTGTTTATCTTTAAAGTAGGTCCAGTGTTATATACAAATGAAATAGGACCAATTGATTCTGCTGTTCTGGGTTTTTCTGCATCCAGAATCACAGGACTTATGGTTTGAACCTCATATCCTTTTACAAATGCTCTACCTGGATTAACTTTATAACATAAAAGATTATCTGTTGGTGTAGATCCTCCAGGAGTAAACTGACCTTGCTTATACAAACCCCTATTTCCTTCACCATCATTTAAAGATTCTTCAACAGTAACATCAAATGGCGCTATATAATAATCTCCACATTCGGCAGAAGTTCTTCGTGCCAAAATATCCATAAAGGTACTTGTATAACCTGTACGATCAGAAGGTTTGGTCTGTAAAATACCTTCTTTTACCGAAGCAAGTTCAACAAAATTATCATCATTAAAATCATCTAAAGATTTTTTAAATAATCTGCATGTAATTCTGAGTCTATCTGCTCCTGGTGCTGCGAAATTATTAAATCCTTGAGAGTTATCATTCAAACTCTCATCCATATCGGCATTAATAATTGATTCGGCAATATATAATCCAACTCTATAACTAGGATTATTACTATATTGATCTAAAAGAAGAGTTTCTGTGTCTACATTTACAAAATTTCCACGAATAAAATAAACACCATCTTGAATCTGGAAAGCAGAACCAGTTGCTGATGCATTAGTAGCGAGTGTAGTAGCAAATGAAGTATTTGCTGCTATAGTAGTATTTCCTAATAATCCTGAGGTAATTATTACAGAAGAAGATAACTCCTCACCATCTGAAAAAGTCTCTGTAGAATTATTTTGAGTATTTGAATTTAAGTAATTTACATACAGAGTGAGATTATTTCTTTCAGAATCCTGAGGATATAATACACTATCTACAACTGCTGTTACCCCAGATTTCTTTCCTGCAATTTTTGTACCAATTAACTGATCCGCATATGCAGTTACAGGTACCCCTTGAAAAGTATTATTTAACTGAATACAATTATATAATTGAGTATATCCTGTATTACCTGGAATTACCTTTGCGCCTTCTTTGAAAAAATGCTTACCAAATTTCTCAATTTGGTTCTGCAGCATTGACTGAAGACCAGTTAATTCTCTTGCCTGTACAGGATATCCAGGTTTAAATAATACCCGATGGAAATCGTTATCAGGATCAAAATCATCAAAATATGGTGAGACGTTGAGATTCGTTTGCTGCGGCATGATTTTTTAAAATTGCAAGATAACTTTGATATCTTCTTTTTGGTTCACTGATCTGGTAATAGATGGTCTATTATCAACATAGACTATAGATCCTGAATATTTTTTAACTTCAGGAAGAGCTATACCATTAGTAAACTCTTGACCAAGGTAATATGTTCTATTATTTATTACGGTTGAAAGACCCGTAAAGGATGTGTCAATCGCTAAATTTGAACCAGTGGATGGTACAATTGTCAAACTACCTCCAGTATTAGGAGAAGCAGTAAATTCTGTTAAATCAAATCCCCATGCTGGAGCAGTTTGTGCAGTGCCGACTGTATTAAATCCAGCCATGGTCTTATCTTGCCAATACTTCAATACGCCTGTTAGAGGATCATAATTTATTACTCTACCAACTGCAGAAGTTCCAGTTGATATTGTTTGCTGAAAATAAGCATCAGCAGTAAAAGTAGCTGTACTATAACCAAGTCCAGCTAATCGTAAAGCATAAGTAGCACTAGCTTTATCAGCACTTAAAAGTGAAGTACCAGTAGATTTTGGATTTTCAACAACACCAACTCTTGCGATTTGGTTCCCTGTTACAAAATCTGGATTTTCATTATCATTCTCAATTCTAGAATATAAGAGAACATTCATTGCTCCCAATTCCTTGTAAATATCATACCCATGTCCTCCAGGAGGAGATATGATAACATTAAAAGTTGGAATAGTAGTTCCAGTTGGAACTCCACCTGCTAACAGATCTACATTTCCATAGGTATAATCAGATCCCTGATTAGAAATAGTTACTGTATCAACTTTAGAATCAGCATCAACAATAATAGTACATTCTGCACCAGATCCATCACCTTTTATAGGAACTCTAGTATAAGTTCTATTTCCGGTTCCAATCCCAACTCCACGATTAGTAACAGTAATAATCTTAACAGAACCATCTACTGCATTATTCCTAACAGCAGCATTAGTGCTACTAGTAGACCAACTAAGTGGAACAGGAATATAATCAGTTGATTCGAATTTTATAATATCCCCAGGTTTAATGGTATAAAGATATTTCCAAACATACCCATCACCACTACTACCAGCACTTCTTGGTTCTAAATCTGTAAATGTTGGTTCATCTAGAGATGGTCTACCATTTGGGTTATCTGGATCTGTACCATTTTGAAGACATTCATAAACCCTATAATCACTATTAATTACAAAATAAGAAGCAGAGTATAAATTGGTAGCACCAGAAATCTTTGCAGTATTTGATCTACTATAATCATCTCTGTACATATCATATGTTGTACCAGATGACCATACCCTACGAGGAACAACTTGCCTGACATCATCTGAATTAATCTTTTTCAACGCAATCATATTATCCCAGTAATCATTCTCCTGATTAAAATTATCTTTAGGAGATGGGGGACTAGTATCCCAATCAGACTGGTAATCAGTAGGATTAGGAAGACCAATAAAAGAATAATATGCGTTCTCACTAGTACTTACGCCAGCAACAAAGTTCTTCGCATTTAGTATTCTTATTTGATCAGTTATAATTGCTGACATTTTTATAGGGATTTTTTATTTATTTATTAGGCTATGTAGTTCTTATACTTAAGAGGTTCAGTACGTATAACAAGCATTGATGTTGTAATACCAGTTTGAGTGTAAGCATTGTAAGAAGTTACCCCTACTCTTCCCCCTAACTGCACTCTTCCCCAACTATAGGAACCAAAATAATCCGAAGTAGTAATGCCAGAGTATGCATATTTAAATCCATTTACTTTGACATTAATTTGCCTAATATATGTAGTCACTCCAGCAACATTCCTTTGAACTAACTGAGAACTCTTAACAACATAAACGTTATCTGCAAAA